ATCTGCGGTGCAAACATCGGTATCGAGCGCGAAGAGATGCCGCAACTCGGCGGCCGCATAAAGGGCGACGACACGTGGGCAGCAAAGGCCATCAAGTCGGGACTTATGACAGCAAAAGAGTTCGCACTTGACAACGACAAGCTTGGAAAACTTGATCAAGCAAAACAAGATGAACTACGCAAGCTCGCTAAAAACCCGGCAAAGGTGGCCGAACTTGCCAAGTCAAAAGATCCATTGGTCAAAGAACTGTTTGACGTACTTGACTGGCAGAAATCGGAAGCCAATCTTGAGCCAATAGCTGACAGAGCCGCTGCTGCACTCGGCATCATTGTCGATAAACCCAAGTTCGTTGACCCGGAAACAATGCTTGGGGCTCAGAACCAACTACAGGGCTCAAAAGTTGAGAACATGGCAGATGGTGCAGTCAAAGCCGTACTTGAAGCACTGCCGGTACTTGAGGCTCGACTCGGACGTACGCCAACTCAAGACGAACTTATGGATTATCTAGCCAACGAGATCAAGCACGGCCTATTCCAGCCCACATTGACTGCTGGATTCCCAGATGGACAAACCTACATGCTTGACGGACACCACCGTTGGGCAGGACTTCTCATGGCTAACAAGAAACTTGAAGCAATGGGAAAGGACGTACGGGTACAACTGAACATAAAGAACTATCAGACAGACATTCGTTCTGGTTTGGAACTCGGTCGCGCCGTACAGGTGGCGATGGGTGTCAAGGATGCCAAGCTCACTGGCGAAGACGATTTTGTATTCAATCCAGATACCCCAGAGCTCACTCCAGAAGAGTTTGACAAGGTTGTTTCCGATCTGATTGACCCGGCAAAACTAATCGAAAGGCTGCGGGAAGTACGTGAAGGCGGCAAGTTTAGAGAAACAGAAGTAGCCGACACTCCCGGCGACCAAGCAGGCGGCCAAACAGAAAGACTGAAGCCGCGCCAAAAACCACTTGCAGAGATTGTCCGTGAAATCACAGGACAGAACGCCACCCTTGAGCCACAGTCCCGTGTTGCCGGAGTAAAAGGGAAACCAACCGGCTACCGGGCTCTTGACTCCGGAATGAAGTGGAACTCAGTCGAGGACCATGTGCAAATCGAGACAGATCGCGGCAATCCACTGTTTGATACGTACAAAGAATACGTTGATAAAGACTACGAAGTTGCATGGGTAACTCACGATGCGAAAGAAGCAGGCCGCTACGCAGTTAGTGCCGATCAAGTCAACGCATTTGATCGAGATGAAATCACTGTTGACCCGGCAAACATTGGTGAAGTTGATCTCGCCGGTGCAATTCTAGTTGGCAAAGACGATGAAGGCGGCTTCCTCTACGCCCGGAAAAAGCCAACGAAAGCCACCCGGCAACGTATTGAAACTCTGAAGAGTGAGGAAGAGTACCTCGACGGCTTTGCATCAATGAGCAGTTACCCGGAAAACCGAGATGGCCGAACGAGACCCGGCGACCGCTATCCATTCGATGTCAGGCCGTCCGCATTTGACAAGGAAACCTTGGACAATATCTCAATGGACATCACTGCCCAAGAAGCAGACAATGTACTCAACAATAGCCCTTCATTTATGTTGGACGAGCGTGACATTAAGAAAGTAGAAGAGGCCATCAAGAGACTTGAGGGCATGGGTGAACGCGGCAAAAAGAGGGCAGCCAAACTCAGACGGGACTTAGAGAGGAAGAAGAAGAACGACGAACGCTTGCTTGAGCGAATGCGAAGAGATATGGATAACTATAAGCCCGTCCAACCATACCTTGGAAAACCCGGCGATGACGACGGCTTTACGGGTGAAAGAAGTGTTCCTCTTGACGTTGTAGCAGGTGGTCCTTATACATTTGACTCAGATCAGCGTGGTGGCGCAGACCAGCGCGATCTAGAAGTGGTTCCAGATTATTGGAACACCGGGCAACAGCAGCGCATCGCCGGCGTTCGAGTGCCGGTAAGGACACCCGACGAGCATGGCGCGCCAAAACCGAGTGCACCTATTTACCGAGAAACCATAAAGATCGGCCGCAAGCAGTACACGTTTGAGGTGGACACCCACGGTATTGTGAGCGTTTATACGGGACGGAAGTACAAGCAGGTAGCACAACTGAACCTTGATCGCGGCCACTCCATGCAGGGTGGACGTCGAGCAGAGAATTCAGGTCGTCACTTCATTGAGATGGTCACGGTTGAGAAAAAGCACCGACGTAAAGGAATAGCCACATACATGGCCGAGATGGCCGAACATGCCTACGGCGGCAAGGTTGAACACTCGACTGCATTGACTCCACTTGGGAAAAAGTGGCGTGATGCTGATGTTGAACAGCGCGGCGCAACTGCACTCCCGCTGCCTAAAGACTTTGATGTAGAAACACCTCCGGACTGGGATGCAGGCGATGGCTTTGCTTCTACGGGTGTGGCAACAATACCGAAGCCCTCAAAAATGCCGAAGAATGGACAAGGGTCCGTGGCCGACATCAAGGAGAGACGCAACTACAAGAAGCTAAAGCCACGTTACTTTGAGACAGAAGATGGCGAACAGCTTGAGTTGTATCACAGCGACCTAGCAACAAACACTTTCATGGTTCGACTTGGCGACAAAGGAGTGGCACGGGTATCCGTTATTGAGGACAACGATGGGCTTCAGAAGCTTACGGTTATGAACATACAGCCCGGATACGACGCAGCACAGATCGAATCAGAGCTAACAAAATACGTCAAAGAATATTTCCCCGACGCTCAACCAGCAGAAGGAAAGGCCCGAGTGGGCAAAGAGGTGAGCGAACCCGGTTTTGCCTCACGTGGCAACTACCAGCCGCTCCCCACACCCGGCGATGACGATGGCTTCTCTACGGACTCAACGCTTGAGAAGATAGCTGATCGAATGGGTCTTGATCAACTTCCGGATGGCCGAGACCGGCAGATGTCTGCATTAACGGGACGAATGTATGCAGGAACAACCAGTGAAGCAACGTTGGCCGAAAAACTTGGCATCACACCAGAACAACTTAGAGAACAACTCCAAGAGTTGTCCGACAACATCAATGACTTCGTTGAACGGTTTGTGAACGACAAGACAGTTCGTAAGCAAGTAAAGTATGGCTACAAGGCTCTTTCGTTAGCCGCCATGCTTCTGGGAATGAAAGGCATGAAGGACTACATGTCTTTGCTCAATCCAAACTTCTCTGGTGGTGGAGATGGTTCTGGAAGGGGTACTAGCTTGATGGACATCATTGATGACATGCTTGGTGCTGGCATACACGAAGCACTTATCGCTTACGGGTCAAACTTCGCCAATCTGCTTGCCACTGAATACGCCGCCATGCGTCTTGTTACTCAAGAGAAGGTAAAGCAGATGATTACCGACATACAGGCAAGGATCGAAGGAACTGGACAAAAGATTGGCGTCATGTCAACAGATATGTGGAATCGACTTCGCGGGTCTTGGAAGCTGACACGTGCGAAAGCCCCCATCGCTGTTCCGGCCAGCGCAAAGCAATGGATTGTTGCCGGGTCAACTCCTGCATGGGCTGAGATGTCTTGGACTGATTACCAATCAAAGAGCCGGGTAACAAGCGGCTTGCAGCCTACGAACATACGAGCTTGGGCCGACATCGTAAGCAAGGTTGGTCAAAGTCCTGAACTCATTGACATAGCAACGTACCGGGCAGGCTATGGCTACGGACAAATACGAGTCAAACCACGCAATGTGGTTCGCGTCTACCTGACTACTTAGAACTCTACTTCTTCGCCCGAAGCAACAAATGCCTTATAGGCTGCCCGCCTTGCTTTGGCCTCTGCTTTGGCCTCTGCGACCCGCTTCTCGTTGAGTTCGTCAGCACCATCAAAGTAGTAATCAACATTGTTGTACGCGAGAAAGTGCTTTGTGCCATCTACTGACTTGATGCCGATCTTGTAAGTACCGAAAGCGTCTGCTTCGTCTGCGATCCAAAACACGACACCAATCGTGCCTTGTGGGACCTTGCGACCACGATAAACCTTGACTGTTTGACCAACAACAATCTCGCCGTTGGCAAGTGCTTCCAACTTGAGTTTGGTCTCCTCGTCTATCTGGGCCTTGAGACCTGCCTGATATTCAGCGGCCTGTTCGGGTGTGGCCGTGCAGTAATGGGGCGACTTCCAAGTGCCTACGCCACCATCGTATTCACGTTCGTTGCGCTGGGCCAAGTAACGCTTTCCGTTTCGATTGGTGTCCCAGAAACACTCGCATCCACACTTCCTGCAATTTGTCATCTGTGAAGTCATAAGCAAATTATAGGGCAAGCTAATCCGTCAGCGCATCTCGTTTAGTCGTGGCCATTCCCGGCAACCATCTCATCTGGTGCGTATTGAGCAAAGTGCTCGATTATGTACGCCATAGTCACAAGCATCTCATCCATAGAACAGTTGAGTGCTTCCAAGCTCTCTTGAGACGTGAGCCTTCCGTGCTTTAGATCGTCAGCAATGCCTTCGAGCGCGCCTCTTGGCGTGAAACCAATACCACGATAGTTGTCAAGTATTGCGATGTAGAGCTCAGCGAGATCTTCTCTGTCCTCAAAGATTGGTGCGAGTGTTCGACCTTTTGGTTTCATTAGATCACCTGAGTCAAACTAACGATGAACATATCTGTTCCATAACGAATCTGCGCTTTGTCCTCATCAACGTATTCAATGAACTCAGCCTTGACGAAACCTGTCGTGTACCTCTTGCTCTTGCCTTTTGCAAAGGTGCCAAACGAAACGGGTATATCAACGATCTCTCCCGGCTGGAGTTTCTTGGCATTGTTTAGGTCATAAACTTGCATGGGTTATCCCTCTATGAACTTTCGGACTTCGTCTTCGTTTTCTAGAATAGCCGCTTCTTCGCTGGCCACCTCGTCCTCATAAGTCTCTGTAATAGAGTCCAAGTGGGGATCAAGCAATCGTGATACCGACAATAGTGTCTCTATGTCCTCACTACGGTACGGGTATTCCTCATCCGTTGCGAATACCAACTTGACCGTGCGATCTGCGATGGCTTTCTGCAACTCGAATAGTTGCTGAACGTCAAGTGTTATTTCAGCCGTGTATGTTTCTCTGATACTCATGGGTACCTCCTGAGATAGTAACGAACGATAGGTGGCAAAGTGTGACCTCACCACCTATCGGATTCGATTACAAGGGTTATCGAGTGCCACCGAACTCACGGTGAAGGTCATTAACTGCGACCCACACAAGAAACACTGAGTGAAAGACCAGAACACTCACAGCCCAAGCAACAAACAATACTGTGCTTGGAACTACGAGCGCACCGAACACCACGAGCATAAAGTTTGCCAATGTGGTCCATGCGGCCTTGATTGCGAATTGGGTATTTGGGTTTGTTGTCATAAACAAATCATAGGGACAGCTCATTGGCCAACGCACCGAGCTGGTGCGCTCGTGGATTAGGGATCGCTATTCTCTTGGTATGACCTACGTGAACCCATACGACCAGCCAGAGCCAGCAGACGAATGCACCCACGATTGGGAGTATTCGGAACAGTCAGAACCCCATAAAGGCCGCGAATACTTCACTTGTCGGAAATGCTCGACAACTGCTGTAACGGAACCCGAAACGGGCGAGCTTATTTACTTGCCGGCCTGATTGGCTCGCGCCAAACCAAGTTCCATGAGCTCGTCAAGTTGATCTGACGTCAGATTTCTGTGGACAACTTCTAACGGAGTCGTGTTCTTGTGCATGATGCACTTCTCACTGTCCGTGAACCAACCGATGATCCGGCCTGGTGTGCAGTTGACACCATCACTCATTGACTACTTTGCCCTTGATTTGTAGGTTGTATCTCTTGTGTGTTTGTCGATCAATCCACGCCAGTAAGCGTTCTCTTTGGCTTGTCTGAACTTACGCTGCTTATTGCTCATAACCAAGAGCACTGTCACGCAGACTACAACGGTTAGGAAAGACTTGAGATCCATGGTGATTACTTCCTATCTAGTGGGCCGTGTAGGGATCGAACCTACGGCCAAGGCATTATGAGTGCCCTGCTCTAACCGCTGAGCTAACGGCCCGCAGGTAAAATGTAAAAGCCGGGTGAGTTGCGTAACGATGTCGTCGAAACTTGTCGCTAACACAATGTCACCCGGCGATCACTGGTGCTTAGAAGGGTTCTTCTTCCGATGAACCCACAGACACCGCCCGGCGTGGCTGGCGAGGGGTTGCCGCTCCGCTGGACTTCTCTCCGCCTGCGCCTTGCGACTTACGACGTTCGATACTTTCGATTGATCGAGTCAGAATGCCGATCTCTTCGGCCACGATTTCTGTGGTTGATCGCTTCTGTCCCGTTTCTTTGTCATCCCAACTACGCTGCTCAAGTCGGCCCAAAACCATGACACCAATGCCCTTTTCTGCTGAACGGGCGAGGTTCTCGGCAAGGTAACGCCATGCAATTACGTTGATGAACGAAGTCTTCTCTTGCTTCTCTTTGGCTTCGTCATACCAGATGTGATTCACTGCCACGCTGAACGAGCATTTCGCTACTCCGCTCGGCAGGAACACGAGTTCCGGGTCTGAGGTGATGTTTCCAACCACCGTCACTGGGGCTAAATTCATTATTGCTTCCTTTCATTATGGGATAGTGATGAGTACACTAGCACCCATGACCACCGACACAGGTACCACGTCTGAACTAAAAATGGCCGTTATTGATCTCTTTGCCGGGCTTCTAGATGACCTAGAAATGACCGACGATACCCAAGGTGAGCTGTCCGATCAGGCCATTACTGAGATGCATGACAGGAACGTAGGTCTTGCCGGGTTCCTAGTGGGCTCTCTGGGGCTCTCAGACGCCACAAAAACCACCGACGGGTACTTGGCTGGGGTAAAACTCGCAGAACCCCTTACATACGTTGATACGCACCTAAATCAAGCCAGATAGTTTGCCTGTAGGCCACCTGAAGTCTAGGTAGTGGTAATCGGGTCCCGGATACCCTATAATTGATACTAGTCAATCCATCCGGCACCGCCCCACTACTATACGCGGCCACTACCCACGGGAGACAATTTGAACACCACACTAGGCGGAATTGTATTATCTATCGGTCTGTTCTTTACGAGTTGGGCGCTACCAAGCTCATCCGAGAAACCAGTACTCAGAGGATGGACGGCACAATCCCCCGCCTTGGTGGTCGAACACAACGCACCCCAAACCACAACAGTCACCCCTTCTATCGTGTTCAAGCACGGGGATGTTTCGTGGTTGCCAATACTTGCTGAACAGGCTGGCTGGCCGGAAAAGACGTGGGACACATTGGGTCAAATAATTCTCAGGGAGTCTGGTGGTTGTCCAAACCGACGTGGTGGGGACATTGTTGATGAGGACTGCAACATCACGGGTGTTTCTACCTACTCTCACCGCTCTGATTCAGGTCTGCTCCAGATCAACGGGGTGAACTACAACCCGAAGCGAAACAAGTGGGCTCGGATCTGTTCTGACATGGGTATCTGTACCCAAGAACCACTGCTCGATGCATTGACCAACCTAAAAGCTGGCTACGTCCTTTACCAGTACTCAGGCTTCGGGCCATGGGATCCCTGTCAGTGGGGTCCAGAGTATGCCAAGCGTTGTACGGCAACCAAAAAGCCATAACACGCGCCAACGGATGATGCTCTTGTAATCTCTCTAGTAGGTAATCAGGGGTGTACTCCTATGTCTAGATGACCCCTGATTGCCGACCAATCTTCTGCCGGGCTAGTCTTATGACATGGCCAAAAACAAAAAGAAAAAACAAGAAGAAACACGGGACATCGCACATCGAGAGAGTGTTCTCAAGGCTGCGCTCAAAGCTGTGACTACAGCGCGAAACCAGTCTTACGGTGAACCACAAGATGACTTCGCCTGTACGTCAGAGCTCTGGGATTCATACATCACCCGGCTAATCCAGGTCCGAGGATTTGTGAACTTACAGCCGCACGACATCTCGGCCATGATGATCCTTCTCAAAATCTCTCGACTCGCTAACTCACCCGGCGAAACAGATCACTGGGTTGACATCGCTGGCTACGCAGCCATCGGATCAGAGTGCGCTGTCGAGGCCGACACTCCCTGCTGCGAGTAGCTGTGGGAATTGTGCGCTGCCTGTGTGACCGGGTCAATAACCCAACGTGTGACGCTGGCGATGAAGATGATGGCCGACACCCGGCGTTGACACCAACGGTCTAGCTGTTCTTGTCGAAATCCTGCATGAGGACGTATTCCTCGGCTCGCCGGTCCTGTTCGTCATTGTAGAGATCAATCACTTCTTCGCGCTCTTCTTCGCTGAGGCCGTTTAGGTTCATGCCTGCACCGTAGCGTCAACGAAAACAAAGTGTGCTGCTACCTCGACACCGAACTCCTCAACGAGATCACTCAACGTAAGAACACGAGCATCGTCAATATCGGTTGTAGTAGCGGCAAGTGTTATGGATCGAATAGTACTTACCTTTGCGAGCTGATCGTTGGCCCGGTAAGTCACTAAATAAGTCTGCTCAGAAAAAAGATCGCTCATAGATCAATCTCGTCTTCGCGCAACATATAAACAGTTAGTACGGCCAAAGCAAAAGCAGCCAATCCAAAAATCCAAAACGGGATAAACGATCTCATAGAGTCAGAATACACCTAGAAGCACGCCTTATCGCCGCGTCTAATCAGGCCGGCATTGACGGCAACTACCCAATCAGTCTCGCCACCAATAAGTTTGCGCATAAACAGAATACGGTCACGAACATACTCTCGATCTGCCGTGTCACCGTCAAAGGGAAACGATGGGTTCGGGTCGCTAACGTGAGCGAGTACGGCAACTTGTATCTCGGCTTCAGTAGCGAACGGGTAAATCGACCCAGAGCGATCCAAGTCGTAGAAATCTTGACAGTAGTCCACGAACTCGGCCACGTTGTCAAGCGAAAAGGTTATGTCTAGGTGTGAGGTGAGGTTGTTCATAAACCTATTCTGCATCCTCGTCATCTTCTAGCGCGTCTTCATCGATGGCGAACATAGAATCCCAGCAAGCAGGGTGAGTGCCAGAAATAATCTGCTCACGAAGCGTCCTATCAAGTTCAGGGAAAGCTACTTGGGCAAACTCGCCACGGTGGTAGGCGGCAAGGCCATCTGGGGTAACAGTGACTTCGCCTTCGCAACCACAATGGAAGCACTTAGGAGTCGTGATAGTGATAAGTCTGTCGCTCATACGACAAATATAGGGCAAAGTAATCCACCAGCGCGTTTCTAACGTGCGTCATCGAATGAGGGCCGGATACTCTTGATTTATGGAAACGATAAACCGACACTTTGACTACATTTATCACTACGAGCGCGAGATCGCACGCGAGGCCGCGAAACGCAAACCAAACCAAGCGATTATTGCCTCGGCCCAGTCGTATGTTGATCACTCTCGAGACCGCATCGCCATCCTCAACGCGCTGGCCAATGAGTGTGGGCTCTAATAGTCGTATGAAAACAACTACTTACGCAGACAAGGTCAAGTACGTCAGCCGCGATTACGGCTTTATGGTCGGCAAGACCGTCAAAGAAGTTCGCCCGATGACGCAAGTTGAGTGTGATGACTTGGCTTGGGAATTTGAGTACGAGGACTACGCCGTAGTGGTCATATTCACAGACGGAACAGGCTTTATCCCTATGGCTGACCCCGAAGGCAACGGTGCTGGCTTTCTTGCCGAAACGATTAGCTCATGAACATAAGCGAATTCGTGGCAGAACACATCGAAGTTCTGAAACACACCAAGATTGATGGTTGTCGGCGCAACAAAGGCCCGATGGACCTACAACCAATGATGGTTTGGGTCAATGAACATGACGATACGAACATTGCCATACTCGAAACAAAGGGTGAGAACACTCTGGATTACGTTCCACAGACTTTCGGACTCCTTACGCAGCAGAATCCGAAGTTTGTCATCTTCATGGCAGAGTCTTTGGCTCGGGAGATTGACAAGTCAGAAGTAGACAAGTTTCTTAGCACTCATGTTCCCGGTAACTTGCAAAAAGAACACAAAAGTCGTGGCCCGCTATCGGGTATCAAAGAGCTAATCGCATTCAACGGACTCGATACGGACACGGGTGAGCAAGTTCACGGGTTCATGGAGTTCACGTATGACGATTTCGGTATTCCTGTGTTCTCTAAGCCGCGTATTGACGTGGTTTCAGAGGATCAGATTGACAAAGCAAACATGACTTTCCTGTTTCATGAGTTCTACAAGATCATCAAGAAGATGCGAGCGCTTGACCTGTAAGTCTGTTCGCTATTCTTTGTCTAACTGACTCGACTACATCGCCGCCGTCCACTGCCCCGGCGACAACTTGCTCTTTCCGAGAGATTGCACGGTGAATATCTTCGTCAATGCTCTCTGCAAGCAGCGCATACGTCACCCGGACTGATCCATGCTGTCCAATTCGATGTAAACGACTGTACGTTTGCTGCACATCAGCTGGCGTCCACGGTAGTTCGACAAAAACTATGTCCTGAGCCGCTGTAAGAGTGTGCCCGGTCTTTGCGGCCTCGATTGAAAGAGCTATTGCCGGGCTATCTTCGACTGGATTCTCTTGGAATCGACGTTTAGCTTCCTCGACATCGGCCACAGACATGCCGCCTTGTATCTTCAGGCCGCCATATCGAGTTGCTATTGCGTTGACAATGTCCCGGTGGTGTGCTGCAATCACTACTTTGCGCCCGGACTCGACCATTTCGTCGATTAGCTCAAAGACACCCGGCAATTTAGCCTCAGCAGCAAGCCGCCGCAGCACAGAAATACGTGCGAGCTGTTCTGGTGCGTTAGTTGATCGGCCATTTTGCTCAAGCCAGGCCCCCAAATCGGATGAAGCAGCGTCATAGTCCCGTTGTCCACGCTCTGATCCCTGAAAATACATAGTCGATTCAAAGATTGGCGGCAATTCAGACAGCACTTGCTCCTTGGTTCGCCGGATGTAACACGTCGAACGCAGCGTTGCGTTGAGTTCTTCAAGGTTTGAGTGTCCATCAAGCCGCCATTGACCATGTTTGTCTCGATGCGCATTGCAATACCGTCGATAGAAGCCCCATCGACCACCGAAACTGTCAAGCTGACCCAACAAATCAAGCTGCGCCACGTATTCTGCCGGGCGTGAAGCTACGGGTGTGCCGGTAAGTAGTAGCACCGGCGTCTCTTTGGTGGCCCGGCGAACGACTTTGATCGCTGCTTTGGTTCTTTGCGCGCCATATGTCTTCAGATAGTGGCTTTCATCGAACACGTAGCCGCCTAAACCAGTCAGCTGGGCCTGCCATGCAGTCAAATTGGGGTAACCGACGACCACAACGTCGTAAGTCCCGTGTTCAGGGAACTCTTTTCGCCCGGAAACAACCGCAACGCGCCGCTCTGGCAGCCATTTTGCATACTCTTTGGCCCAGTTGAGCGTCAAGTTTGCCGGGCATATGACAGCAATTGGGTAAACGGGTGACTCTTTATGCATCTCTTCGACTGCAGCAATACCCTGAAGCGTCTTTCCCAGCCCCATTTCGTCGGCGATGAAGCATCTACGTCTGTTTTTTGCATACATAACGCCGGCTTTCTGGTAAGACATGAGCTTGTCAAACCCGGCAATGACAATTTCGGCCCCAGTCGAACGTGATTCGGCCAACGCGGCTTCCATCGTGACCCGGATTCGATCAGATTCTTCAATCAACTGCAACGGGACTTCCACACGGAATGCCTTTGACCACGCAATGGCATGACTAATTGAGGAGATTGGGGCCTTCCAGGCCTTACTTTTTGAATCAAACGTGATGCCGGGTATCTTTTTTATCTCACGAACACGCACAGGATCGTATGCAAATGACATGTAAACGTACTTCTCGTCCATGTGGATGCCAGTAACGGGGTTCTTATGCAGCGGAAGGTTCATCACAAGCACTTCAGGATCAATTGACAGGCCGATCTGAGCCGCAAATTCTCTTGCCGGGCCTAGTGATGTCACCGGGACGCGCCATGCTCGATGCACTCGATCCCATTTTGCACCCGGAATGAGCTTGATTGAATCCACTTCGTCTCGATTGAACGGCCAACTGAGCAATAGATGATCGTCTTCGAGCGTCATTCGGCCCTTAGTGCCTGTTTCATTCACGTCTTTAGACTACCATTTATGTCATGACCAAGCGATTTGAGACCGAACCAGACACACCCGGCGATGAAATCGAGACTGAATCCCTGCTGGCCAAGCAATTGCAGCAGAAGATTGGATTGCTCGAGTCTAAGTTACGCGACATTGAGGGCAAGCTGAACGACATTTCCAAAGACCCGGCATTCGCAACGCGCGTCAACATGGATGACGTCTCTTGGGTAAACAATGAAGGCTCGCTCGGATCTATCGCTGGCACTCTTGAGCGAACACCATTGATAAATGGGACCAAGAGCATCGGGCGGCTGAGAATGACCGATGAGTTAAAGGCTCGACTCAACGACGACATCCAGTAGTTCGCCATCAAACTCACGTGATTCATCCTCTTTGGAGATCGGCTGATAGAAGTCGTTGTGAGTTCTATTGACATTTGGACTACGAAGTGGGATAAAGGAGATGTGAACGCCTTTTGGCTGCCTCTCATACCACTCCAGAGCTTCTGCACCATTCATAAATGGCCCATAGACCTTTTGTAACGAGCCAACTTGGGCAATCATAGGTGTCTTGATCTCAAACAACGATGTCATTAGTCAATACTCACTTCAATGTCGTACTGGTCTTCCCATGGAACTTGGCATACGAAGTACCCGATGCGATTGACTACGTGATACCCGTTGATGATTACTGGATTGGTCTTGCCATCCACGTAAGTCCAGACAAGTAATCCAGAAGTACGCCGCACCATCGTTAGGACGTAATCCAATTCCGGGCCGTATGTCTCGAACATAACGCCGCCATCGCCATTGTCAAACGATGGATTCTCGCTTAGATGATTCAGGACCGGCTTGTAGGACTTCTCCCACTGGTCGATATCCATTTGAATAAGTTGTTTCATACCCCTGAACCTACCAATACGTCATTGTCCGACGCAATTGACCACTTGTAGCGAGTCTTCCAGCTACGAGGCAGGCGAACTCCGTTCATCATTGGTGTCGTGAACTTGAATCCGCTGCGATAGATAAGCTCGCTGTAGCTTCCACCATTGGTGAACTCGATAGGTGTCTCGAATAGCACACGATCCCCGGACTTCAGTGTTGGCATCTTTGACCTCGCCGCGTGGTACTGCACTACCTTTGCTCGCCACTCTACGGCGTACTCATCAGTTGTTGGCGAGAGCAACTTAAGTAGTGCTAACGGGTAGCCGAGATCGCTAGGTCCCTCTTGATCGGAGATCAGTTTGGTAAGCACTTCAGTTTGGTAACCGTCTTTACGTCGCTTGGTGAGTGCTACGACAGCAAATACCTCACCAGACTTGACATTTTCAACGGCCCAATACTTGGCTCCCTTGTTCTTCACGACACGGTTATGGTTGCCCCACTCTAGTTCTGCGCGAACTACCGACTCGCTGCTTTCATTGGTGAATCGTCCAGTCCAGCCCACGATTATGCCTCCACTTCCATAGGTGTATTCATGAACTCATGGTGATCTACTAGCGATGCCGTGAGTATTGAAGTCCACTCACGGATAGTAAAGGCATCCTCTGCGAGTGTGCCGTCCTGTAGCAAGTTGATGACCAATTCTTTACTGAACTTATCGGTTGATAGTGACATGGCTTACCTCCTGATAAGCAACTTATCGGCTACTAATCTTCCAGCGCAGACACTTGGGGATTCTCTGCGGCAAGCATTTTGATGAGTGTTAGCTCGTCATCGTCTTCGTGAGCTTCGAGGCACCAGTCATCGTCTTCTATGTTTGATGAGATACTCACGTGTTCCACATTGTCTAGATCGGAATAGGTATTCCGGTGCTTCAGCACAAGCCAGGCCCACTTGATCGCCTCGTACTTAGTCTCAAAGTCTTGACTCACTACGACTGGGGCATAGCCATCCATGTCGGCCTCTACCGAACTGGTGGTTGCCCGGACTGTGTAGTTCATAGGCTCAGGATCGTTTCGCCGTACTCGCCATCAAGGCTAAGTCCCTTGGCAACGAAGATACGTACGCGCTTTCGCACGCGGCTAGATGCCCACTCTTGGCAGACCTTGACTGCTTCATCAAGCGTTGGGTAAGTCTCTACCCACTCGTCGCAGTAGCCAGTGATCTGGCCGTCTAGTGGATAATCGCTCCATACGGCGGCGAATAGTTCTTGCTGTTTCAGCATGGTGTCTCCTTTGCTCGGTTACTCAGACAGTACGGCGTCAACATTTGTGGACGCAGTTTCTCTTGGGCAGTCCTCGTACCAGTCCTCTTCTTCTGCCCATGCACATTGAGAACACTCGGTCCCGGTCTCTTCCCATTCCTTGTGAGAGCTCGGTATGTCCCACGAACGGACTTCGCTTAGTTCGCCGGCCTTGCCCTCGAATACAACTCCCCATCCCTGCTCTTCGACATTGACGAACTCAAACTCCAAGCTCGGGTGCTGCTCAACCATGGCTATGAATGCTCCCTCCGCCGGGGACCACGCCGTAGCGAAGTAGTAAATCAGCGATCCACTTGAATCATTCAATGAGACGTCGTTGGCATCCCACTTCGTTCCCCAGTTACGAATGTTCCAGTTGTACCAATTATCACCTTTGAATTGCATAGCCTCGGCCATGCGCTCATCGAAGGTCATTGTCTCGTAGTTATCTGGCTTCTTCTCTTGGCCGAAGTAGGCATCGAGGTCAGTTGGGGTAATGAAGTTCCAGAACGACAGTGTGGAATTGTGTTCAACGGTGTCAATCGCATCTGCGTCGTACTTACCGTCGGTCCAAGTTCCAGTGTGATGCGTCGTGTATGGCTTGGCTGCCTTACTCCTGAACTCATCAAGTGACTGCTTGTTGCCAGTCACGGTCATGGTGGTATTTACCCAGTTAGGCATTAGTTGTTCTCCCCATCCTCGTTGAATGTTGTCTCATCGACATACTGCTCTTCGTACTTCTTTAAGTTCATGACGGTTACTTGTTGGTCATACTTGCCGCCAACTACCCAGTCGGCCAAGGACTTCCGAGTACCAGTGTTACGAACTCTCATCCTTGGGCGCGCCTGTCGTCATTGGGATTACGTGCCTCCCACTTGCCTCGCTCTCGAGTCTGGAAGTATCCAGTTGTCTTTGCCCACTGCGTGACCGTTGCGGCAGACAAGCCTGAAACCTCTACCAGCTCTTTCATCGTGAACTCTTTGTAGATGTTCTCTTTGGCGAACGTGATGAGCTTGGCATACTTGTCTTTGCGCTTCTCGGCCTGCTCTGGTGCTTCACCAGCAAACTTGGTTATCGTCGCCGGCCACACGTTGTAGAACGCAAGTACGGATCGCATCGAGTCTTCCGATCCGTCCCAGCCGACATTCAAGCAGTGTAGAGCTCGTATCTCCTCGCCGATCTCTGAGGCAACGTCTCCCGGCACCTTGTATGCAGTCCCATACTCAGCTATCGCCTCATCCCACAACTCTCGGTTGCGGCGTTCTATTTGTTCCACGGTTGGTTTGTCCATGATGATCACGATACAGCCTCTTCATCCACTGACGCTCGGTCCAGTCTTTCGTAGAAGTCTTTCGCTAGTTCGATGTAGTCGGCCCCATCGGATGCAACAGAAGTGAGAAGTGTCATCAGTTCCTCTTCCACCATGTTGGGAAGTTCGTATCCATCTTCTGAGATCAACGTGTCGAACCACGAATCCACTAGTTCGTCTTTCTTTGCAGACCAAGCCAACTTCTGCATCTCCACCGGCAGCGTGTGGAAGAACCTCATCGCCCAGTTGTCATCAGACATTTTGCAACTCCTCCCACAAGTGAAGATCGTTGTTCTCTGGTGCTGGACAGATCACGTCGTAATCCATCCAGTCTTGGTATGAGAAACCGCAGGCACAAGTTTGTTCAGACACTCTAGGACTCCTCGCTCGTTGCCGCGTTCGGTGCGAACGTGGATGTGAAATACTCGTTAGTGAGTTGGCACTTCGTGATCGTTGTTGTGAACCTTGCTCGCTTGTCCATGAAGTCAACGCCAGCAGGATCATCAATCTGCGCGAGAACAGCACCTACGAGTCTGTCGCCCTCGACCTCACTAAGTAGATCGCTTGACTCAAACTCAACAGTAATTGTGTATTTCATACGGTATGCCCTTTCGGTAGCAGGTGTATATGAATAGTAGAAGTGGCTCATCCGTTAGCGCACTAACGACTCAACCTCTCGTAGGTTGACGCATCCTCGTATCGGACATCAACGTTCCCGGTCTTGATGGCGAGGCCGCCATTGTTCATCGGCCCGATGAGTGCGGCTAGGTCGAGTCCGTGTTGGTGCAGAAACTCGCAGAAGCCATCAAACGTTCCTTCGAACGTCTTGGACTCGGATGCGTGATTGGTCACGACTTGGTATTTGAGGTTGGTCTGTGTCATACACTCAATTTAGACCTATGTCATCTACGAGCGCATTAGCTGAGTGCGCCGATGAATGAGGCAACCCTATTGTTTGGTTATGACAAACACCCAAACCACATTCCACAAACCGTACTTCGCAAGTCGCTTTGACAGCGAGGTGCTGGAGTTCGCAGCATTCACACCAAACCTCGAGGACACCGATCAGGGAGACTTGATCATCGGCTTCCGTTCTGGTCGTGCCTACTACTACCCAATGGTTTCGGCTGGCACTTACATCGGCTTGATCCTTGCCGAGAGTGCTGGCAGATACTTCAATGCGAACATTCGCAACTTGCCAAACTTTGAGGCTTCAGAGGATCTCTTCGTCTCAACAAAGAACTTGGTTGATGTGCTTCTCGCACCGTTGGTGATTGCAGCCTCGTAGAACCCTTCGGGGTGATTGTAAGTTTGAGGCGCGAAAGTTACTATTACGGATGTTGCGTGACCACTGTGTACGTTCCGTAGTGCGATGCACTCGATGCGTATTCTGGGTCAAGAGTTTTTACCCATCCGCCTTCAGACTTCATCAAGACACCGGGATTGCCGGTAGCTTCACAGGTGACTGCGGCAACAGCTTCATACTTTGTCACCACGTCATCCATGGCTTTTCGAGTGCCAAGCAACGGCGATGACTCAAAGTAGTACCTCAACCCACCAAACTTTTGTTTGATTTGTACGATTTGATAACCGGGATCAATCTGCGTCAACTCCTTGTCGCAATCAAGAACGAGCTGATACCAACCCTCATCAACATCTACTGACGGCCAGTATCCCGGAAGTATCTTCTTCTTGAGTTCCTCTATCTGTAGTTGTGTCTCGTTCACTTTATTGCATCCCACCAAGCATCCTCGATGTCACTCTGGCTTATCTGTTGCTCTACAAGGCGGCCCTCGAATGAAATAGTAAAGGCTTTACCACGCAATGCCCAGTACGTTGCTTCGATCACTGTGTCGCCCCATAAACGATTCATTCGATACAACCGAACAATGTGCCTACGACTGGGTCTATTCATCTTGTCCATATTCCAAGTATACGGTAGGGATGCGCAGTGGCGCATCGGGTAGGAATCGAACCTACAACCTACAGATTAGAAGTCTGTTGCTCTATCCGATTGAGCTACCGATGCATTGTGGTTGCTGATTGTAGTTTACTCACAGGTCTCATAAACGTACTCTTGACCGTCATCTGCTACCCATAGCGAGAGTTCGCACTCATCCGATGAAGGAAGGTGGATTAAGCGTCCCGGCATCAAGGTTGAGCCGTAGAAATCCACTACGTCGTCAGAAGCATTTTGTTTGTTGCCGTCACAATACTGCTCGACATAACCCCAGTAGTCATCGCCCTCTTTGGCGACTATCGGTGTCTTGTCGCACGAGTACGAGTCACCATTGGCCCAAATCTTGATGGCGAATCCACCAACGATGGCAAACAAGATTCCGATTACGCCGCGAGACATTCTTTGATTATTCATACAACCCCATCTCCTCGTAAATCGGAAGTCTCCGTAGTGTGTTGAGTAGTGCGACAGACATTGAGTGCGACATTGAGTACCGATAATTTATGAAGTCATGGGCAATACTCAACATCGCCCCAGAAAGTTTGTGGGTATTCCGAGACACCAATAGGCGACTCATCTCGCGTCGAATCTGTTCCTCTGTCATGTCTCCAGCGTACGGAGTGTCCATCGCTCGGCGCATTTAAGACCAAACCTCGCCAACGAGATTGAAGCCGTTGCGCTCACAGAATCGAAGGACTCTGTCCTTGGCGGCATCTTCCTCGTCCTCGTCATCTTCATCGCATACATAAGATCGCTCTCGGATGACCTTGCCAGTAGCTTGTTCAAGGATCTCGAACTCAATACCGCAGGTGGTGTGAATAACTAGTTCAACGTTCATACCTTTAGTTTGTCCGATGCTCATCGCTGAACGCACTATTCCTCGTCTTCGTCCTCGTCTTCGTCATCGCCAGCGCACTGGCTGATCAAGGTGACGAACCCATCGTTCGGGTCAAGATCGTCATGCCATACGGCAGAGATGAACTTCAGGCCACAAGAATCATCGAACCATTCTTCGAGTGTCGCAAGCATCGCCTCGGGCGTAGAGTGAATGCTCTCCACGACTGCAGGCTGATAGGTCGTGCGAAAGAAGTACGCCTCTTCCTCGTCCATCGCAAGGTAAATCTTGTGGCATTCGTCGAACGCGATCAGAACCGCATCCTTGACATATTCCCGAACCGCAGCCCAGCCTTCTTCGAGACTGTCGCCGTTGTGTGGTGCGTAATCATGTTGTGTTTTGGTCATAATCAAGTATGGACTCCCCTCATTCGCCAACGCACTAGAACATTGCGATCTGATTATCAGGTGGTTTGGCCTCAATACATATCTTGTGTGCGAACCGATACGTGGATGACACAGCCTTGACTATCCGGCCCTTGACTGACCATCCAGTCACAAGCTCGGCAGTGGACTCGCCCTTTGGATCGACTGAGTATCCACATACGACACACTGGAACATTCCATTCATACCAAGCACTCTACCGTTGCGACAGTTTGATTACTGAACTGAAAGTGTCTGTTCGGCATCGAACTCGCGTGAAACTAGGCGACCTTGTGAGTTGATGAAGTCCACACTGACTACTGGCTCTAGGTCTCGCCCACGAGTCATCATAGAAAGTGCGCGGCGGTCAGTACGAGCTTGTCGAGACGAGACATACTTTACGGTCATCGGTTCACGATTGATGAATGTCCTGTCACCAGAACGAAGGTTTCGGGCCTGGACTAATCGCCCGACTGTCTCTTCCATTACTTGTAGAACTCGTCTTTGAGTTCACGTGCGAACGACAGTGCATCGTTGGCAGTGTCCTTGTATCCGTCAAGTTGAGACTTGGCGAACTGGTATCCAAAGTAACCACCCACGATCAAGAGGGCAAGAAAGATTCGACCGAACCCGATAAATCCGAGTATGTCAAACACTATGCCGAATACGAAACTTGGTGCGAGTAGCACGAAGCCGAGGCCGGCGATTACTGGATGATCTTTCACCCACGAAACAATGTTGCTTGTTATGTTTTTCATAAGTTCAGAATACGATCCCCTCATTGATTAGCGCAGTGAGTTGGACTCAAAGCGATTTGCCCAACTCTTTTGACGTGGGGCAAACTCATCTCGGAGTTCGATGTACCCCATAGCGGCCAGTGCGACAGTGTGAAGTGCGAGAACACCAAAGGCAAAGAGTGCAGCGATCCAGTTGTTCGAGATGTTCCACACCCCGACAGCCATGACCACGAAACTTAGCAAAGTTGATGCAATTACTCTCTTGATGTATTTGTCCACGATTTATTCCTCTCGGTTGGTTCTTGATTAGATAGTAGTAGTGGTGAATCTTCTGGCGCGATTAGGCGCTGATTGCGTCGGCCTCGTACTCATCGGAGAGTTCGTACTTGCCGATCTTTTCGTTCATCGCATTGTAAGCGACATTTGAGGCGAGGTCTAAGTTCCTGAACGAACCAAGTGTCTGTGAGGTCAAGTCACTCAATCGTGCTTCGCCTTTACCCCAAGACTTTGTGACGATGAACTTTCCGTCAAGGTCGAGTGATACTCGCACGACGTACTGCTTGGTCTTGCCCTTGTAGCCGCGGTCGCCATCGCTACGAGCGACTAAGCGCCAAGCTTTGACTGAACCTCGTGCGAAGTTTGGGATACGGACTGTGGTGTTTGTGGTGTTTTCCATATCTCAACTATGACGGACACTCATCGGCCAACGCATACCGGGAATGCGCTCACGGATGATCGATCTCTACTATCTAGTTATGGAACAAATGACCCACGACACCGACCTATCCAATTGCTGTGGTGTATTCACCACGTATATGCAAGTAGGCGAAGACCAGAACGGCGAGACCATTTGGGGACTTTGCTGTAAGGGATGTTACGCCGAACTCGAATAGTGCGCCAACGAATGAGTCCAACCTATTCTCATATCACCAACCAAAGGAGCAACTTGTGTCAGATGTAGTCAGCAGTGAACTCACCAAGAAAGTGTCGGCAGATATCCAAGCCGCGATAGCACCAATCCTTGCCAAGCACGGACTCACACTCACGAAGTTCACATCAAAGTATGGCGATAGTTATGGTGTGTCAATTTCAGCCTCGCCAGTAATTCTTGACGAGAGTGGTGTGAACACGGCCAGCAACGAGGCGATTTACTACACACGGTTCGGACACACTGCTTGGTTAGGCAAAGAACTAAGTGACCGAGTGGAACTCACTGCCAAACTTGGCACGAAGTTTAAGTCGGGTGCTAATGAATACAAGTTCGTTGGTGTTCGCACAAGAGGCAAGAACAAGATCGTTGCCGAAAGAGATGGCAAGAGTTTCGTGTTCGCCGATACGATTATCCCAACACTCAACAAGGCAAGCAAGTAACGAGAGGGCTGCCCAATCCATGACACCGAAGAAGAAAGTCACTATCGAGTTCTCAATCCCTGCCGACTGGAGTGCCAACGATTTCATCTTGGAACTCGCCGGGGCGTACGTGGAAGCAGATGAGGAAGCCGCAACTCAAGTTGATTACATCGTTATCGGGGGCATGGAATGAAAGTTGAGTGCATCGTTACTGAAGGCCCTAGAATGAACACCATCAACCTAAACCCAAGGAGGGTGAAATGAATACCATAAAGAGAGCCGTCTACCATTGTTTATGGGCAGTGTCCTGCTGGGCAGATGCCAAGTCAATGAAGATACTTATTGACCTGAGTACCAACGATCCGATGTTTATCGATGGCAGATACCAGAACGAGATAAAGTTTCGGTCTATCACAGGCCGCTCGCGTGGATTTACCCAACAATGAAAGTTGAGTGCATTGTTTCGTGCGTCATCACCGTTGATGTCGCCACACCAGTAATGCCAATCACATCAGATGCCATCATCGAGGCTCTAGCCAAGCACGAGTTCTTCTGCAAACTTCCAAAGCTGACCCCCGATGACCTGTCCGTAGAAATACTAGAAATGGAGACCATGTGAGCGAGAACACGTACAGAACAGCAAAGACCGTACTCATCACCATCGCACTGACTATTGCATCAGTATTCGCATTTTCGTACCTGAGCAAGCAGCGGGTCGAGAACAGTGAGTTCTTTTGCACTGGCGCACCCGTAGTAGTCCAAGAGGGCGACACGCTCTACTGGATAGCTCGTATGAACTGTGACGGGAACTTTATGGAAGCAGTGAACAGGCTCGTAGAGCTGTACGGCACGACACTCACCATTGGTGACACCATCTATCTACCTACCCATAACAGTTGCGAACTTCGCCTAACTGATGGTGGCGAAATGATAGAGGACTGTATTGCCCCCTAATGGTAATCTTGTTTGCAACAACTATTCGGAACCCGGAACGGAAGTGAAATGAAAGAAACTGAAATACTCTCACTACTCGACAAGGCCCTAGTGAATATCTCTAGTCGTGAACTTGTCGCCTCTAGCGAGATGACAGATCTACTTCTGGACATCAGGCTTCACCTAATGATCGCCGCAGAAAGCTCGGATGCAAAGTGCGTCAGCGAATGAGGCAGGGTTAAGTTCTAGGTATGGGAACAACACGTACAGAGACCAACGGCTATTTCATATCCACCACGGGCGACATTCGTAAGCACGTACAGCATCGAATGAATCAGGTTGGCGAACTTATCGGTGCGCGAACTGGATTCTTTGACATAGTGTATGCCACGACCCTTGACCGAGTGTTTCTACTTTGGGTGGACGACACTGGCCTAATTGACCAACGACCATTCAACCCATTCGCAAGTTTGATCGCAGGACGCCCCCTGTTCGGCGATGTTTTTGTGACGGGTGATGAGGACGAAGAGGGTCGAGTTCTAGACTTGGACTACGACTTCTTTGACGAATGGTTCGCAAACGGACTAGGAGTGGCCCTAGCGGCTGAATAAGAAGTGGTACTGTCGTCTTGATGCAGCACCCAATATCTGAACAGAACTTTCGCCCTCTCACCTCGTTGCTCGAAGACGGATACGCAGTCACGGTAGAGCTTGGGGACCTGGTCCAAGATAAGCAAGTGTGGCGCGATCAAGCTTTACGTGTCACCGTAGTGAACAACACTGGCGACACCAAGTGGGAACTATTCCGGGGAGCGCACTCTCTACTGAATGCCAAGAAGTGGCTCGACAAGACCACCGATGGAGTAGTGAAGTCCTTCTAGAGAACGAATACCTCTTGAGTGCCGGGCCCCGCAGGCGCTCACCAACCATGATCAGCATGACCTGCATCAAGAAGGAGGTGTTGGGAATGTCACGAAGCCCGGCAGACCAAATTATACATGCCAGGCCCGTGTGTTGAGGGTATTTACTCTCTGCCCCAGCTTGTCGGGTGAGCAACCCTTGATGTCTGCTCTTGCTGCCTCCGTCGAGGTCTGATTGACCCTCGGATTACAGCCAGCAATACACGCATGGTGCTTGGACGTTTAGTGAAGTTCTTTTCAGCAATCATGCTATTTCTTTGCCTTGCTTGCTTGTCTCACTACATCGACTGGATTGGCGCCAAGCGCTCCGCAGATACGAAAGAAGGTATCCATTGATGGTGCGAAGTGACCGTTCTCAATGCGATTGACCGTCTTACGATCTACGCCGGCCTTCTGAGCTAGTGCCTCTTGGGAGATTTCCCGCTTCAGTCGAAGTCCGTGAAGGTTGCTCATTACACCAAATGTGAAACGCTCTGCCTCTTTGTTGGTTCTCTTTTTCATCGTATTGCTCCTTATGAGTTCGCCGCCGGAAATTGGCGACCTGTTGTGGTTGTTATCTGTTTATTCGATATGACATCAATAATCGCCACGTCATCGTAGCCTCGTCGTTTGTAGAAATTACATACAGCCTCTGCCGTTTTAAGGGTGAGATGCCAATCGGTAACCTCGGCTCCGCCTACGAAGACGGTGTATTTAGCTTCTGCTGCTTGCCCCACGAACTATCTACTCCTTGCTGTCCTGCATTAGGACCTGGATAGCGTCAGCGAGTGAGCCTCGGGCTCTACCTAAGTCAATGATTGTCTCGTCAGGAGTGTCAGCAAAGCGCAGAACGCTCGTCACCTCGGTACGGCTCGCAAGTATGACAAGACGTACTCGACGGCGCTTGGGGTGTTCGCTTGGGACTACTTCACGGTTCTCTTCATTGTCATTTTCGGGCAACGGTGCTGCCCAGCCACAAGTGACAACAGCGATGAACTCTGAACGCTTTGCCAATTCCGATGAAGCTTTGCTTTCCATGAGATCGTAGATGTCTCCACTCTCTAGTGGTGGGGACAGCTCAACCCCAGATGATCCGTTGGTAACAGATACGAGTAGAGCTTTCTTTATGTCGAACGGGTGAGCGTCGTGTATCTGACTCTCCACCTTCTCGGCTAATTCAGTTGATGACATTTTCGTTGCCTCTCTTGTGGTTTTGGGTAGTGAAGTATGCCTTCTCATCATCCTTCGGCGCATAAACCGATTAGTCGGTCAAGCTCAACGCAGAACAGACCGAAAATGCATCGTAGGCATCTGTCGGGGTATCACCCCAAGACATACCACCCGTAAGTGCATAAACTTTTCCGTCAATATGAAGTGGTACGCAATCGCGGCGATCCAAGTACGAATAAACGATATCGACCTGACCGCGCAAGTATTCGAGAGCTTCCTCTTTGGTTGGCAATTCTGATTCCTCAACTCCGGCCCATGGTCCTGTTCCCCAATCGTCAAGAGTTTTCACCAAGCCAGTCAAGTCAGTATCAACCAATTTGATGACCCTCAAGAGGGCTTCGTCTTTGCTGACTTTCATTTCGCAAACTGCAACTATTAGATCTGCACCCATTACATCTCCTTTGCGGACGTTAGAACTTTGCTAACTGCGGCGGTCTGGACTATGAGCATCTCGTTTATCTCGGCACATTGCTCTTGAATGGAGGCACAGAGCTCGAGTATCTCTTTGCGCTCTGCTGGGGTAAGTAAGTCAGGGTTAAACATAAGTCAAGTATGTCTGATCGTCATTAACCGACGCAGACTACCAACCCTTGTAAGACGGGTGATTACGGCGGCACTTAGTTCGAGCATCTTGGTTGTTCGTTTCCCAAATGAGATACCCGAAGGTCACCAAGAATCCGATAGTGGCTACCAGAAAGACGGTTGTCATTATTCGTACTCCTCTTCATCGTAGTCATCGAGATCGGCGTCAACATCAAACCATTTCATAACGGTCAGCAGAACGTTGTCGTAATCTCCTGAAGTTGCTTCAGCTTTGAATGCTTCCCACTCACTATCTGGCAAGCCGGCCCGACGCATTACACGCTTGACGCGACCAAGTATGGCGAAGGCGTTTCCATCCTCGCCCACCATTGGGACATTTATTTTTGGGTACTTTGTTTCCATACACTCACCATAGTCAGTATTCATCCACCAGCGCAAGTACCACTTCAGGGAGTTGCGTTAGTGGATGGGGGCAGGGCATACTTGACCCATGACCAAATCACACAAGTTCGCCATGTACACCAAGAAGGGCAATAAAGAAATTGCCCGGCTTGCCGAGCTCATGCTCAAAGAGGAGACAATCTTTGCTCTTGATATCGGCCAAGTAGTTCACCAATTCGAGCAATACATCGAATCCGAACACAGCTCGTTCTGCGCAGCACACAGCGAATACGGAGACACGGCTGTTCGTGATGAGCTGTACGAGTTTTTTGAGAAGCGACTGGGCGCACCCAAGTTCACCAATGTCATAATCATGCCGAACGTGATCTGCTACGAATCCGATCTAGTTCCTGCGCCAGTAAATGATGGAAGGGCATAATAAATCCATGACAACTTTCACTTCACCACTTGCCGCAAGTATCATCGAATCCAACGAACAGACTCCCCCAGAGTTCAGGTTGATCTGCAAGGGTCTTACGATCCATATGAACGGACAAGACCTTTACATCCACGATCTCGTCAAGCAAAGCGAGCGAGTAGTCGGAGACTGCTTCGCATCGTGGATCGTGCTGTTCGAGCGCGACGCGAGCAATCGTGATCCTTGGGTAGTGTGGCGCTTGATCGCAAGGACCGAGGGTTGGGTTCTTGAGTCAGGAACGTACTGCATGACCGAGGAAGAGGGTCGCAAGGCTTTCGCACTTCGCGCATAACGCGCCGACAGATGACAGTCCGACATACTCAATCAACACCAATGCCAGAGGAGGCAAGACATGGGAGATAGATACTGCGTCGGTTTCACAGCCGGGAGCAATAACAAAGAGCGCCGAGTGTGGCTCTATTCGCATTGGGGCGGCAACGTTCGACTCCAAGACATTGCAGAAGCCATCACGAAAGCCGGCCCACGCTGGTCAGATGACAGCTATGCGACACGTATCGCAATCTCAACACTTGTTGGCGATGGCTGGAATGAAGAGACAGGCTGGGGCATTGAGGCTGGACCTCATTGCACTATCCACACGGAGTACCCACCACTTTTGGTGAACTGGGCGCACCAGACTGTTACCGAGTTCGCTGATCGGGGTTTTGATTTTGATACCGAACCCGAAGCGGTCGCTGTTTATTCATTTGACCAATTCTGCAGCAAGGTGGACGCATGATCAACGACAAGATTACGCCGAACCCATTGCTACACGTCTGGCTCGACGCTCCCGGTATCTACGATGAGCTCGCACACATGGCAGATCCGGAAATGGGCAACTCAAGTGATTTACGGCTTGCCGCCGAGTATTTGATGAGCAAGACTGCCGAAGAGATCGAGATGGTGGGCTGGGAAGTCATGAGCGATGACGAAGTGTGGGAAGCACTCAACGCATCAATCAAGGAATCCGTTATTCGTATTGCGAAGGCTCTCCGGGCGGCAGAGGAAGTGGTACCATCGTTGAATGGGAACGAAGCCTGAAACACGCAAGTCAAAGCCCGAAACCGAACTGGTCAAGATGACCTACGACCAACTAGAGATAGCTCTAGTGGCTCTGTCGATTAGGCAAGAGGAGTTGCGTGAAGCCAGGTCCATGGAGAACAACCGCGAGCTTGAGATTCTTTGGACAGTCTGCGACAAGATGGATGAGGCACAACGTCGTCTCGAGACTCGTATGTCAACCGAAGCCGAACAGTGGCTGAACGAGCTCACCGAGAAGTTTCCACCGAAGGCGAAGGCACCGAAGGCCAAGTCAAACAGAAGAGCCGCACCCGGCAAGAGCCCAGTCAAGCGTCAAAGCTTGCTCTGGCGGCTGTCTAGGATCACCCGGCTATAGCCAGATTTACCATTTGACGGTGGAGGATGAGGTCGGGTTAGAGGGACTGAATCTCGAAGTCCACGTCAGTAACGGTGCTCTCTAAGTTTTCCCAGCCGTAGTAATCAACCATGAGGTCAATGGCTGCCTTGAGGGCAACTTCCTTCCACGTTTCGTCATCATCCTCATCGATTGGCCCCGGCACACCGACACATACGCGCATGGCGTAGTAGTCGCCGATCAGGGTCACCGATACTTCTACCTCTGTTGCTTCTGGTGCTTTGGTCATACCAACACCATAGAGAACGGTCATTCGTTAGCGCACGTCTCCAAGTCGCTCAAATGGTCCATCGCAGTACCTATTCAGTACGCGGCGAACAAGGTCAGGTACTGCCTCACCGGTGACATCTGCTCGAAGCTCAAGCTCGTCATAGAGCTCTTTGCTTACTCGAAGTGTCTTGAGGGTACGCCTTGTCGCCGCCACCTTAGTGCTACTAGAACCCTTGCTTGGCATTGAGACCGTCTGCGTGTTGACGCATCTTGACATAACGCTTGTATCGGGCTTTGGCAGTCTTGGCTTGATCTGCTGCGACCTTTGCTTTGGTGTTGCGTGACTTCGCATACTCGGATTTCTGAACCGCACGAAGCATTACGCCCTCACGCTTTGAAGTGACGCAAGCTAGGTGCGCCCGACGCCAGGCCACCATGTCGGCCACGTTGTAGATGAACCCTAGTCCACCTACTCGACCACCAACGATTGCTACTGGCTTCGGACCTGGAGTTTTACTTGCTCGAAGTGCGTTGTTCAGCCGCATAACTTTGGTTTTTGGATTACCTTGCATCAACTTGCCGGCGATCTCGCCGAGCGTTGCTGTTCCTTTTGGATGATCGCCGTATTGGTATACGGGCCACATTTCAAAACTAGGTGATTTCTTTTTCATGTATCCTCCTTCGGATAATTTAATGATAGACACGGAAGTGGGTTTTCACAACCCCTACCAAGAAGAGTGATACTGAAACTCCCACTCTTCGGGCATGGCGAGTGCCATTTCAATGATCTCGATGGTCTCATCAATGCCCCCGAAGTACCACTCGTCATATTCGGTGCTACCAAAGAAGAAGCCACTCGCTGTTGGCAGTAAGCCATCAGCCTTGCTGTGGTCAGATTTGACTTCCTTGCAAGTGTTCAGGAGGCTCTCCAACTGCTCACGATCAACGTATGAGTTTCGGCAGTCGTCAACACCATCCTGACAGTTGGTTACAAACCATTCGTGAATGGCATTCTGTTTACGCCAGTAGCCGACGCTGACTTCGAGGTAGATGTGTGGGTGTTCCACTTTGTCAAGAACTGCGCCAACACCAGAGGCTTGCTTCAGTTTCGCAAACTCTTCTCTAGTGTCGCTCGGACGCCACTCAGCTGCTGAGTGATACTTCTTGGCTGACAGATACATGTCTAATCCCATAGCTGTTTCTCCTTAGTAGTAGGTAGGTTTAGTATTCCTCATCCTCATCGTCCGACGCATCGTCTTCGACCTCGGCCATCTGCGAGATGAGCGATACAAAGCCAGCATTTGGATCAACGTCGTTGTGCCAAACCGCATTTACGAACCTGAGCGAGCAAGACTCATCCCACCAGCCGTGAATGGTTTTGAGCATCTCGCTTGGTGACCCCGTGAAGTTTCGGTCAGTGCAATCAGCACCGTTGTAGTTCTTTGCGAACCACTCAGCTTCTTCCTGATCCATTGCGAGATAGATTTTGTGGCAACCATCAAAGGCGATCAAGACTGCATCGTTGATGTATTCCTCAACGGCGGCCCAACCCTCGACAAGGTCATCTTGGTTATGTGGTGCGAACTCAGTTTGTAGTTTTGTCATACGTCAAGTATCACCTGCACTCATCTACCAACGCATTAGCTCGGTGCGCTGACGAATGAGGGTCAGTCATAGTTATTGCCTAGCCCATAGGAGGGACCGAATGAACATCAACATCACAGACATAAACTCTGCAGCAATCGCCTCGTTGCGATATGAAGCTGTAGGTGCCCGGTATGACGATCTCGACAAGGTCGGCAATCTCGTAATCACCTTTAACACTGGTGGCTCGTACGTTTACCACGATGTATCCGTTGCCACGATCCGTGAAGTTCTCTGCAGTCCGTCAATCGGATCGGTAATCGCCAAGACCGTCAAGCCTTCGCACTCGTTCACGAAGTTGAGCGATCCAGTCAAGGTTGCGCCAGTGGATGAGGCTGTGTCAATCTAATGGCCATGACCACTACAACTAACTTCCAACTAATGATGGCTTGCGTCGATGACGGCAAGCGCCTCGAAGTACGTGAGGATGGATCTCACAAACTCAAGGTGACGCTGCTCAATGACTTTGGTGGCAAGGTTATTGCCAGCAAGACTTTCCGCAACTGCGAGACCCAGCACTCCGATAGCGAGCGTTGGCTCAATGACCAAGTTGGCTACCCCAACAACTTTGCAGGAGTCCTGCTCAATCGAGTTTGGGAGGAGATGTAATGGCTCTCTACCTAGCGACAGATGGCAGTTATGGCGATGCCACGAACCTCGTAATCATTGAAGTGGATCACTGGACCGATGATGACTACGCCGTAATTGATGACTTGGCCGACAGCTCACGTCTCGACTTTGCCGAAGCCGTCACTGCCAACCCTCGACTACGGCCAACCGAATGGGAGGCTGGCCAATGAGCACCAAATGGAATGTCGTATTCACGGCACCGGGAGCCATAGTCGTGCTCACGGTCGAAGCCGATGACGAAGAATCTGCCATCTATCTCGCGCTCGAACAGGCTCAAGAGAATATGGGATTAGACCTGGCCAACCTCGTAGCTGAAGCCACGCCTGGCTATGACTCGGACGTGCTGCTATGACACTCACTCGACGCGATGGGTCGCCGGCACCAACCCACCTCAAGGTATCCCGAGAGTGGACCTACGATGTCACCGATGCTGGTCTATCCCTGGCCGAGTTCACCGATGAGCCGATCCACTATGAGGACGTACTCGAGATGATCCATAGCTGGATATCCGAGGATGTCAAGGAGCCAGTCGGCGAGAACCTGCCGGCCATTCAGGAAGTGTATGTGACCGAGGACACACCCCAGGAACAGAACACAGTTCCTGAGTAATAATTATTTGACGGTGGAGGATGACTCTTCACCCGATACCATTCAAGGAAACAAAGACCCAAGGAGGGCCTATGAATAAGCAAGAAACAACAACAAATACGCTTCCGTTTGAACGGATTGCTAAGGAACCGACAGCAGTGTTCCTTGATGTGACGCCGGCTATGGCTAAAGCCATGCTCGAACACAACACGAACAATCGCGGATTGCGTAAGCACCGGGTTACGAATCTTGCTCGTGAGATGTCTCGCAAGCAGTGGCTCGCAACTGGCGAAGCAATCAAGTTTGATGTCAAGGGCATTTTGCTCGATGGGCAGCACAGACTTGAGGGTTGCGTAGAAGCGAAGATCACACTCAAGCAACAGCTGATCGTGACAGGACTTCCACAAGATTCATTCACAGTGATTGACTCAGGAATGAAGCGAACAAACAACGACATTCTCAATGCCGCTGGTATCGCAAATGGTTCAGCTATCGCACCAGTAGCACGACTGTACGGAGTGATCGAGGCTGGCATGAATCCATATCGCAGCGATGTACGACAACTCATTACTCGTCAAGACGTTGTTGCGTGGAGTGAAGAGAACATCGAAGTACTTGATTGGGCAGTGCGACTTTCACGAACTGTTTATGATTCATCAGGTATCGGAAACAGAACAGCACTGATCACGCTTGCTGTAATGGCCAACAAGAAAGGACACTCGCGCGAAGTAGTGGAACAGTTCTTCTCTTCACTCTCAACTGGTGAGGGTCTTGCTGGTTCATCGCCGATACTTGCGTTGCGCTCGTGGTTCATTAAGTCAGGCATGAAGCTTGGTGCTGACGCATCGACTATTCACTTCGCCAACTGTGTGAACACATTCAACAACTGGATTCAGGGCAAGATAGTTCGCCGCTACTCGGCACTCGGTCCTGATCACGACTTGCCAGTACTCATCGGGGCATAGGGGTTCCCCTGCGCTCGTAGATGAGCAATACATAAAGTCTCATTAACGCCTAAGGAGGGCACACAATGGGTTACTACGTCACTACAGAAGATATCAACATCATCGTCCCTAAGGACTTGCTCGAGCCTGCCTACAAAGCAGTACTCGCCATGAACGAGGACGACAATCTCAAGCGAGGCGGCTCGTACGGTTCGGAACGTAAGTTCTGGTTCTCGTGGATGCCCGAGGACTTGTCAACGCTCGCAGACCTGAAAGCAGTAATTGAGAACCTCGGGTTCGATACCAATTACAACGAAGCAGGAGACCTCGTGCTTGGTCACTACGACAGCAAGACTGGACAAGAAGATTTATTCCTTGATGCCATCGCGCCGTTCGTCCAAGAGATGTCGTATGCGATTTGGAGAGGCGAGGACAACTCGTACTACAAGTGGGAGTTCAATGATGGCAAGATGCTCGTTATTCCCGGTGAAATGGAAATTACTTGGGATCACGACAACGCCTACACAGCACTTGATGCTTGGAAGAACTCTCAAGCAATCATGGCGACGTTCCAACGCGCACTTGATGCAAGTGTGAAAGCCGAGGATACAAATGCCTAACTGGTGCAGCAATAATCTCTCAATGAGTGGCCCACCGGACCAGGTCCGTGCAATCCTCGATGCTGTTCGTCCCAGCGATGGTGTTGATGACGAGAAGCTGACACTCACCAAGTTCATGCCACAACCAGTGGATGAATCTGGCGAGCTGATTGATGGAGTCTCGTGGCAGTACGACACATGGGGAACCAAGTGGGGCGACTGCGATACCTCGATCACCAGCGAGGAGTACACCAGCAATCTTGGTTCAGGATCACTGATGTACAACACAGCTTGGGGTCCAGCATCAGGTCTGATGAAAGAGATCAGTCGATTACACCCGAACGTCACCATGGATATTGAGTACGAGGAATCGGGAATGAACTTCCTAGGTATCGAGCAGTATCTCAATGGCGAGCTGGTTCACGAGCAACACCATGAGTACAACTTTGATGATGGATTCATCAAGCTAGACGATGGGTACAAGATTGACTTTGATACCGATTGGGATGATGAGGACCAGGATCCAGCCGGCACTGTCAACGATGCTGTCTATGCGGCCTTGGAACATATGTGGAACCAGCATGGACTTCGCAATGCGCCAGTGAATGAGTCCGTCATACAGTAGTAATACCAACGAATACCAACCAATAAGGAGCGACACCATGACAACATCAACCACTACGGCACTTCCCGAGTGCTGGCAGACAGTAGAGGAGTGCCTCAATGCAGGCATTGATCGACTGATTCTGTTTGGGCCTCCGGGACTCGGCAAGACATATGCAGGACTCTCCTACGGAGACGTTCAGGCTGGTGCTTACCGTTTGATCTGCACCGAGGACATGACAACTGCCGACGTAACTGGCTGTTTCATTCCGAACGAGACAGGCACATTCACTTGGAACTTCGGTTCTGCACTCAAAGCTTGGAAAGGCGATGGCAAAGTCGGTGGACGACTTGTAGTGGACGAGATTGACAAGGCTGGTGGCGATGTCGCTGCGACCTTGCTCGCCATGCTTGACACACCCGAGTCTGCGACTTGGACACACCCAACTACTGGTGAAGTAGTTCGACCACTGAACGGATTCAGCGCAGTGATGACCACCAACGTTGAGGACATGAACGAACTGCCAACGGCACTCGCCGACAGATTCCCTGTTCGTGTTCGCATCAATGTGCCTCATCCAAATGCACTGAACCGACTTTCACCTGACCTGCACAAGTTTGCAATTCGCATGGCAGATGCTGGTGAGCGTCGAATCTCACTGCGAGCGTTCTACGACTTTGACCGACTTCGCACTGAACTTGGTGACAAGCGAGCAGCCACAATCATCTTCCGTGACCGAGCATCCGATCTGATTGATGCAATCGCAGTGGACGGTGTATCGTGACCAAGACCAAGACTGAACGCAAGCGTTCGCCACAACCAGAAATGATTGGTCGTGCCGATCACGAACACGGACGTTGGACTGTTGGTGACTCACCAGCGGCCCGAGGTATCCCTCACACTGATCTACACAATCGCAAGATGGTTGCACCTCACGGTGAGAACGAACTTGATCGTGTTATTCGAGGTCACGAAATGATGCATGCCAAAGTGTCACCGACACCAGCAGAGTTCATGCACTTCGTTTCGCGCGAGGTTGCTTCACAAGCTTCACTGATCGCTGTTGAGGAGGCTCGCGTTAACTCGCTCTGCTCACGAGTCGGTATCCCTGTAGACAAGTATCTCACTGACGGAACCGAGAAGGCCGCTGGTAAGAAACTTGCCGAACTTAAAGATATGACGCAACTGGTACATAGTTCTGTCGCTTGCGCTGGAACTGTCGGTGGTGTCGAGTTCATCAAGGGAGTTCGCTCGGTGGACAAGGGCCTGGCCAAGGTACTTGCGAATATCCAGAAGCAAGTGATGAAGAACATTGATGCAGTGATGCCCAGCGAACTCGGACGAGTCACTGTCGGCGACAACATTGGTGGCTTCGCACATACCGAACGTATTGCAGAATGGGTAGACACACTCATCGAGAAGATGGAAGACGAGCAAGATAAGAACGAGGACGAGGACCAGGATGAAGATGAGGACGAGGGTGAGGACGAGGGTGAAACCAAGTCTGCCAGTAAGCCATCACCATCCGTATCCAAGCCAGTGAGTGACCCAACAAAGGTTGCACCTCGCCCAGCAAGAAGCACCGTTCCATCTTGGGGCAAGCTTGACATCAAGAAGTTGCCTATGCCAGAAGCGACTCGCGGCAATCTCGGCAAGAAGAGGGTTGCCAGCGACACTGGCAAGAATCCTCGCCGTATGCACCGATACCTCACAGACCGCAAGGTATTTGATCGTACCTCTAAGGGTATGGGTGGTGTCGTACTGATTGATGCCAGTGGTTCTATGTCATTCAATCACAATGACATTCGTGAGATAGTTGAGGCCGCGCCGGGTTGCACCGTTGCGATGTATACATGGATTGGTCGCGATAAACCGAACCTATGGATACTCGCAGAGAAAGGTCGTATCTGTAAGAAGTCAGACATGCACGATCATCGCAATGGAAATGTCGTGGACTTCCCAGCGCTCAAATGGGCAGTGAAGCAACGTCAGCGTTCGACCTCGCCAGTTATTTGGGTCAGCGATGGTGGTGTCACTGGTGAGGGCGACAACGGACATGAAGCACTGAACCGACAAGTAGGACGGTTCTGTGCGATTGAGCGAATCAAGGTTGCGCCGAACGTGAGGTATGCCAAGGAGATGCTGGCACAACTTCGCACTGGTGCGACAGTAACGAACCACATACCATCACGGTTGCGGTCATAACAATCATGGGCCTGGTGGTGCTGGGTCGCTCCTCGCTGCCAGGCCCGCCTTTTATAAACAACTACAAGGAGTAAAGACATGGACAGAATGAGCGACAGAAAGATTCCATTATCAGGATGGACCGAGACATACCTTGACCCAGTTCTGTCGGTGATTGAGGGCAACGAACCACCAGATGAGTTCAATGATGGGTTCGCCGGCTTTATACTTGAAGGCATCACTGCCGTTGATCGCATACTTGGCGAGGACGCGAACGACTGGGAGTGTGTAGAGCTCGTACAGCACTTCATTGAGAGTGCGATGCAGATACAGGAGAGGTTCTAATCATGGCATTCGGCGAAGAACGAGACCCGGGTTACGACTCGCTTGGCACCAGTGTTGAGGTAGTGGAAACTATGTTCACTACCTACCTCTGCTCTGGCGACGTTGTAGCTCTTATGGAGCGGCTTGACAACTACCTCAGTGATCGTGGACTAAGGCTCGTGACGCTCGATAGAACGAACGATGGACGGTACTACGCGTTCCTCACGCGCGAGTTCATCTAGGTCGAAGCCACATGCGCCAAGTAACGGCGATGACTCCCAGTAGTGAAGCTTCTCGCCATTCGATTCTCCAGCTCATAGCTTCAACTTGCGTGCGAAGGATCCAAGCTGTTGCAAAGATCATCATTGCATGGACCAGGCAGGTGACCAGGAAGGCCATGAATACAACGCCGGGTCTACGCTTCGAGGTTTCTTTAGACGGCGGCATTGAAGATACCTGGATTCTTGATAAAGGAAATAGTGATGGGCATTGGTTTAGGGTATCATTTATTGACGGTGGAGGAAGACCTGTGAAATACGAACCAGATATGTTCAATAAGTTTGACCAGGCAGTCAATGATGTCAATCAGAATGACTCTGACTCAACGCTGTTGTTCATTGCCACCGACGGTAGCCGGCTATATAAAGCCTTCACTGGCCCGGCAACCGCTGTCGAAGCTGACTACTACTGTTCTGCCGGCTTCGATGATGAGACGTTCATTGGCGTATGGTCTCACGAGTGGATGCAAAGCAGCATCGCTGAGATAGAAGAATCAAATGATCCAGACGCCGGGTGGACCAAGCTCATGGAAGGCATGGTTCTCACCATTGCTGAGTACGCCGATAGGCCAAAGTAAATCACCTCCCTGGGATAGGAGCTGTTGAGCCAGGAACCACCACACCGATTAATTGGCTCGATGCTGCAACTACCCTCAGGGAGGCATACTTATTGTCTCACAAGCTGGCTTGTTTCAAAGCAAATAATATTGACGGTGGCAGATGACCCGGCAATGCGTGACTGGCAGTCATTAAAAAAAGATGCGTAATCGCAGCATTGTTTGCTTGCATCCCAGTAATGTACCCGCTAGGTTCTTCCGTACAACATAGTGACGTCACACCACTTGTCTACGAGATTACCCCCCATAAGGGAGGGTCTGCCGGGGCCTTGCAAAAAACTGGTTTATCGCCGGGCAAAGTTCCCCCAAACCCCCTCAAATATGGGTTATAGATGATGGTCATTCGTTTTTATTTCTCGTTGTTGAAAGGTAATTAATATGACGGTGGAGGATGATCCTATGGTTTCCCTATTTGCTGAAGTTATTCCAATTAGAGGAAAGAAGATTGCTCGAAGAAATGCTCGAAAGACTGCTTATAAACAGGTTTCGCCCGGCGATGTAGAACAGCTGTTTGAATTTTGGCGCACGACATTAAACAAAAAGGCCTTGCTTTCTGATGAGCGACGGGCTATTCTTGCCTGGGGGATATTGAACTATGGAATGGAAACGTGTGAGATGGCAATCAAGGGCTGCTCTATCAGCGATTGGCACATGGGTCGCAATCCCAACAACGTCCGGTATGACTCAGTGGAACTCATCTTTCGGAATGCCGAAAAGGTTGAATGGTTTGTGGCCAAGTTTGAGGCAGCAGGCAGTCCCAAGACAACGAATGGTGACCCCTTTTGATTGACGGTGGCGCATGAACAACGGAGAGACACAGAATACTGCCGTGCTTGACGACGACCTATTGGTGATCCACGAGAAATACCACAAAACAGCCAGGTGGCACGGTGCCTTACAGGCCCATTTTGAGATCGAAACCTTCGGACACACCCTATATGTACCGACTGACCCGGCAAAGGTGTCCCTATGACCAAGGATGAGCTGATTGAAATAGTCAAAAGGATCCACGCTGCCCACTCAAAGCAGATCATGAAGGCTGACGAGACCCACACATACCGTGCTTGGTGGGACATCCTCGGACATCTTGACGAATCCACTGTCTGGGAAGCTTACGTGAGTGGCGCGGCAACGAGAAAATGGTTACCAACGCCGGGTGAAATTTTATCGACGGTGGTGGATGACATGCTGGGTGGTTTTCCTACCCCCTTACAGGCATGGGGACAGTTCCAAGACCAAGTCAGAGCAGCCAATGCTGGCATACAACCTAATAGGCAACCTCACTCCACGGTCATAGAGACTGCCAAACGTCTAGGGGACGAGGCATACAGGCTTGGAGAGCGCGACAGACAGGCCTTTATAGCTGAATGGGAAGCCGTAAGAGACGGGTTGATTAGGGAACAAGCAGAGAAGCTAACCCCTAAGAGTATGACACCCCTAGACCACGACAACGATACTCTCATAGTTCTCCCTGTAACACCGACGGTGGTGGATGAGAAGTAAGTCAGTTGAACAACGGGCTGTAGCGTAGTTTGGTTAGCGCGCTTGCCTGGGGGGCAAGAGGTCGGGAGTTCAAATCTCCCCAGCCCGACTATTAGGGATACCTAACAAACTAGGTTGCACCCTCAGCAATACCGACTGGTGTATGTTTGTTGGCTATGTATCACCCGGCAATAGACGGCAGCAACTGAGATGGCCAAGAGATTTGTATGGGTATGCCCTGAGTGTAAAGAGAAGACCGTCCTGTACGTGAAGGCTACAGAGGTTACGTGTGCCAACAAGCAGGCCCACACCTCTAGAACCGTGCCGATGGTTTGTAAGTCCCCCTCTAAGAGTGACGCCTAACGCCGGGTCAGCCACTATCAGTGGTTACCATCTACCGGTAAAGAACCTGGATACGGTCTCGATTTTTCACCCGGCAATCAAACGGCTTGCTTTTTCACCCGGCAATACGGTATACGCACTGTGCTGCCCGACGACAAAGTTTCAGGAAAATCAAAACACCCGGCGAAGAAAAGGTTTTTTGTCCCTTTCAGATTGACGGTGGTGTATGACCCCAATGATATCTGTGGTAAGTTCTAGCCATGTCCAGAGTAGATGAACCATTGGTGGCATTCAGGGAAAAAGAGTGTTCTACCTGTATGTACTTTGACCGTGCTCTGTTTGAAGGGTTTGAGGCAGATATTGGGCCTGGGTATTGTCGTAGGTATCCCCCTGTTCTGTACTCAACAGGTGGCAAGTCTAAACAGACTCAGCCAGTAGTAAGTCCTTGGGAGTGGTGTGGTGAGTGGCAGAAAGCCTAGAGGTCGTAAGCCTAAGAAAGCTACTGGTAAGTGGTCTACTCTCACCATACGGCTAACTGCTGAAGAGAAGAACATTCTCGTTGAGCGCTCTGAGAACTGGGGTTGCTCTATGACTGAGTACCTTATGCTCCTTATGAGGCGTGATGGGTCGTAAGGCAGAGTTCCCTCGGTATTCAGATAGAACGTACTCTCTGTCCCTTCGCTGTTTGGGGCGTTTGAAACAAGACATCTTCAATGCCGCCGCCGATCAAGGCGTGAGTATGAACCAGTGGGTTCTTATGGCAGTTCGCCGTATGTTGGATTCTAAAGAAGGTATTGCCCCTTCACCTACAGGACAGTATTCCCTTCCTGATTCTTATACCGAGTTACAAGCAGTCATTAACCGTGAGCCAGTTCTTATGCCTTGCGGTAAACGTAAGGGTCGTTGTAAAGAGGACATCGTTGATCACGATGGTATTGGTATTTGCCTCACCTGTAATCTAAGAGCTTACTAGTCACCCCATAGTTGTGCCAAGGTTGGCTTTACTGGTTTGATCCCCAATGCTTTTTGTTTCGCCGCCAGTTGCCTCGAGGTTAAACCTGCCCATACACCGTGTATATCTGCTGTTGGATACTGAAGTGCATATGCCAAACATGGGGTCTTTACCGGACATTCGCGACAAAGTGCTCTTGCTTCTGCGATATATGTAATGTCCTTGTGTTCTTTGGGGAACATCAGGTTTGTTTTACCTTTGCAAGCGGCTCGTTCCATCCATTTGTTTCCACCTTTTGATTGCATAGCAGCAACCTTGACATAGTCAGTTGTGTACTCCGTAGATGATGCTACTTTAGGCGTTTTGGCTTTTGTCATTTGATCTACAACCTAGTAGATGAGACAATGCTAAACGGGTACCTACTTCTTTGTTACTACCCTCTTGGTTGCTGCCTTCTTGGAAGGTCGCTCTGGGGCATCTTGAACGAGAACTTGATATGGCGCCGCCGTCCCTGGGTCATATCGGCCAGCCACTGCAATTGCTTTGAGGGCTGCTTGTTTTGCTGTCCGCAGTCCAACCTTGCCACCGGAAGGCATTGCTGTAGCAAGTGACCCCAAAGCAAACTGAGCACCAGAACCTATTGCATACACCCCAAAGGCATCACTAAGCCATGCATAGTCACCGTCGATAACGTATATCGTTCCGTTTATCGCCACCATAATGATTGAGCTCTGTTCTGCTTGGTGCACAGAACTTTCGGTATGAGGGTTTGAATACCCTTCAATATCAAAACATTGTCTCAATGACGGAATGAACTTGGTGGTTATGAAGTGATCAAGCTTCCTTCCCCTAAGTATTGTGGGTGGGGTAGGAGGGTTGAACGAGTGGGTCAATATGTTTATTGCCCGCACATCGCCAGCAACACCCATAAGGTATCTACCGTTTTGGGCAATCTTGAAGCCAATCTCTTTCAGGCTCATAGACTGCGTGGCTGTGCCATCGTAGTCAACCTCAGTCACACGCGAGTCAGCGCATATCACTGCATATGAATCACCCTGAATACCAATAATTGTAGTCATGGGTTAGTCTTCCCAGATGTCGAGGACTTTCTTTCCTGCTTCGGTTGATGCGTAAAGCCAGTCGCCGTCAGGTGTTATCCCGACTATTTCAACTAGACCCATGTCGCTAAGTTCCTGTAGTGCCTGAACAACTTCATCATTCACAGGTACTAAGGGTTCGTATTCGTTCATGCTGCGTACTCCTTGCCTTGTCGCATTGCCCAACCACCGTAGATTGGGATGCACTCATAGGTGAATTTGGCTTCGCCCTCTTTTTCGTAGGTAACTACACCAAGACCCTGTTGCCAGTTCTCGTGGCGAGTGAGCGGTCGTCCGTCAAGATCTACACCACCCCTGGTTGAGGGAATGGCGCCATCGATGCGAGCAAGACAGCCTGGACTTGCCGCCATGATGGTTCTTGGGCCGTCGTAGTCTTCTCTAGTTTTGTACGCAGTCTCAATCCTGTGAATGTGTCCGTAGATGACGGAAGTCTTTTCTTGGTTAAGATATACGTGAGCAGTAGAGCCACCCGACTTGACTCGGTCGCCGTGGATAATCCTTAGTTTTTCGTTTAGCCAGTAGTCGGCCGCTGGGTATCCAGGCTTATAGGTGATGTTGTACTCGTCCATCTTTACGAGGAATGGCACCGAAAGCACTGGCCAAGACTCTGGTTGGTTGGCTCGCTTGAGTCCATATGCCGCCATTGCATTGGTAGCAAGGTACTTGGGCATACGCTCTTCGTGGTTACCTGCCAACCAAGTGATGGTTGCATCTGGTGCCACCTTGCGCAACTGAGCACACAACAGCGCGGCACGGTCAATCGAAGCTTGCGTGGTCTGTTGGTAGGTGGGGTAACAGAGATACTTGCCCATCTCGGGAAGGTCTAAGTTGTCGCCAACCAACACAACTTCGTCTGGGTCAATGTCGGCAATCATCGCTAAAGCAACTGATATGGCCGCCTCATCGTGGGTTGGCTCAAGGTTTCCCTCAACTCCTCGGTAGAAACCGATTTGTATATCAGGCACAATTACGGCAGTTCGGAAGCCGGTACCCTTTCGGACTTTTGTCGTCGCTTTTGGTATCGTGTAACTAGGACCAGGAACGATTACAGGCCACTTGGGACCGTTATCCCATGAGGGTACAAACTGAACGGCTGTGAGATCGACAACCTGTGGTTCGCCTTCCTCGCTTTTGACCACCGTTTGGTAGAACGACACTCTTTTGAGGTCACCCACCTCTGCTGGGTCAATACCACGCTTCTCAAATAGTTCGGCTATGGCTTGAACGTTCTTGCTACGTATCCCTTTGTCGTCTATCTCTTTGACTTCTTTTGCCAAGAGTTCAGCGACACGGCTTGAATTTACTTTGTCTGTGTTCGGCATGCGCACGTCTCCGATTCTGTGTAGCACTTACGCTTCTCGGCAAGAAAAATCCTGTTCACCTTGTGTCCGTCGGCACCAAGTATTCTGACTATCTTGCTGGTGGGTAGGCTGCTTTTTAGTGCGGCTCCCAACGCGGCTTGATCTTCGTCTGACAGAGCACCCAGCACGGTTTGGAACCTGCAAGTTTTCTCTTCATTGATAGCACCGAACAGAAGTTCGGCTAGTGATGTATCCTTGTTATTACTTGGCATCTACAAGCCCCTTACATGTGGTTGGTCATTTTCCCCGCTTGTCTTAAACAATAACACATCAAGTGTCTAGACACGGTTACCTGTTTTGTATTTGTAGCCAAGATCCGAAAACATCATCGTTTCTCGGTATCACCCATATTTGCATGAGCTCAATGTCTTCAAAGTCACCAACATTGGTCCAACACAATGTTATGGGGCTCGTAGCAGGACACGACCCAACATTGCAGTCAAGGCCGTAGCGGTTGATAAACGTCTCAACAATACAACCATGACGAGGATGGCGACATGGCTTGGTGGGATCGCTGCTGTTCGGGCAATTGATGCTCGTGACTTTTAGTTCTGGTCCAATGATTTGTACGGTCATCCAGTGACCGTCGTCGTGCCAATTCATGTTGGCTTCGTTCAGAATGCTCACGAAGGTATATTAGTCGGTTCGCTTATCCTTTTTGCCATGAAGGTCATGGGTGCGAAGGGGATGACCCAAAGGGAGTCTTGAGCGACGCTTGCCAGCCTTCGTGCCAGTGACGATCTCGACTGCACCAGTAACAGGGTGTATTCGTTCTCGCTGTTGGGAGCCTTTGGCTGACTTGTTTTTCTGCTTACCCATAAACTAGGGCTTACTTCTTCGGCGCTTGATAGGGGCTGGCTCATTGAGGTTTTGAGGATTTACAAATCTAGCAACATCCATCTCGGCATGGGAAGCGAGGTGTTCAAATAAAACCTTGTCCTGTAAGGCATTGGCATTTTCAAGACGCGTGATATGCATGGTTAGATTGCTCTCAACCCTGTCCAACGAACGCCCAAGACCGCTACCCATGGTCTCAACTCGACCCACCAGTGACTCGTGTTCTTTGGTGTTTAGTGCCCAGCGTTCATCTTCGTTACGTGTGCGGCGCTCAACAATCGCAACAACAACAAGGGAAATGGCACCCACGACAGCCGCAATCACTTCGATCATGTTTTATAAGCCGATACCCAGGTCATCAAGAACTCGCTTGCCAGCCTTTGGGTCAGCACCGTAATTCTTGGATTTCTTGTAGGCAACAACTGCATCAACTGTCTTTGGTCCAAACTGTCCGTCTGCTGCACCTTTGTAAAAACCGCGCTCTGCAAGTTCTTCTTGGAGTTTGGTTACTCGTGGACCACTGTCACCTGGGTCTAGATCGCCCCCATCGTCGTTGGTGGCTGGAGAAGTAGCAGATGCGATGTCGGGTTTCGCACCTGCCACCGGAGCCGAGATGCCACTAGCTGACATGTGTTCGGCAACGGCTGCTGGAGGGGTGTCACCCTCCGTATATCTTAAGTGCCATGGCTCTTCTGGCACTACTTCCCAAGAGAATCCAAACTTGCGAACATTGGCAATAAGCCAATTTAAACGCTTTGGTTCTCCAGCAGAGTGAATATCGACGGCGAGTCCGCTGTTGTGTTGCGATGTACCTGGCGCGGCAAGGCTCGCAAGTTTTTCCTCTTTTTTATACCACTTCTTTCCTTCAAAAGTTCTGGTTGAGTTTCCATTTGGGGTGGTTGTGTAGCGTGTTTTAAAAGCTGCAAGTTGAGACTCGTAGGTTCGATACATATCTGCTGGGGAAGTCGGTTTTAGTTCGACGCCATCTATTTTTGCTGCTGCAACCATTGCACTCCACGCAGCACTGGCCAGCCAATGAAGCTTTCCACCACCAACCGATGGTCGCAAAAGACTTTCTGGAAGTTTCCCAGGATCAATGCCCTTGAGGTCTTTTGGTTGTTTGACAGGAACGATTATGTTCCAAGCAACGTTGCTCATTTTGAATCCTTGTCTTTTCCGTCAACCTTGTTGAATACATCATTGATTTCCTCAAGGGTAAGTTTCCCATCGTCTAGGAAAGCCCTTGATAAACCCTCTACAACGAAGGCCACCCCAGCAATACCTGCCATAAAGCAGGCCTTCCAAATGGGGACCCCAGCGATTGCCCCAGCACCAATAACCCCTAGACCAGAAGCAGCAAAAGTGGCAAGAATCCTAAGTAACACATTTTGTATTTGCGCCATTTTATTCAGGCTCCTTCATATGGAGATACAGCGCACCAACAAGGGCCAACACCGAAGAGATACCAGCAATTTTTTGGATACTTCCCGAAAGGGTCAGATAAACAATCAATGAACCCGAGATGGTGAAGCCAAGGTTGATCAGACCGTAACTGAATTTTTTCATAGCCATACCCCAGTCTAAAACTCGTACTCCACTATTATACCTAAAAATGCTCATGTTCTTTATCCACTCCAGTCCATCCCATGCAATTTCTCCACTCATTTCCTCTTCTTCATTTCTGCGAGTCGCAACATCACCACCTGCTGGCGAAGGGCCACCAGAACCACCAGAACCGCTTCCAGTGCCACCAGAAGGACCGTTGGGACCAGAGGAAGGGGAAAGTGCACCAGAGGCTCCTATCGCCCCAATAGCGGCAACTGCGGCCCCAACAGCAAGAACCGTTCTGCGATCACCGACATTAATATTTGAACCTAAAGCAATGTATGAATCAAACACGCCAGCGAACACGTTGATTTCTTCTTCAAAAGATTCTTTTACATCGGTTGGTGCGTCCGTAAGTGCCTCGGCAATCTGTGCACCTTCTTCTTCCGAGACCTCGGCAACAACGACCGCATCAAACACCGCCGTTGCTTGTTCACCGTCAATGCTTTCAAGCACCTTGGCGCTTGTTGCCAACGCTGTTGCTTGTTCCCCATCAATACCGCCTTCTTGTTGAATTACCAATGTGACAACTTGTCCAACTTGCTCACTCGTAATCGTGTCTGATTCGAGGACATCCACGATGACCCCGAGTGACTCAGCATTCAATTCACCACCCAAGACGGCGGTAAAGGTTTCAATCAAAACCTCGGTGCTTACTTCTTCGTCAAAGACCGAACCAAGAACAGCGCTCAACAATTCCGAGGTGAGTTCGTCTGCCAATACGTCAACGATGAGGTCAATGGTTTCTGCATCCGAGAGGTCACCATCAAACACACTGTCAAAGACTGCTTCTGTTTCTGACATACTCAGGTTTGTTTCAAGCAAGTCCCCAAGAACCGTCATGGTGTCTGCAACTGAAATGTCCTCGTCAAACACTGCATTCATTACTTTTGAAATATCCCCACCACTTGCTGGGCCATCAAAGATTGAACTGAGTGCAGAAACCATGGCTTCAGGAGATGTTGTTTCCGAGAACGCGGCTTCAAGAACTTTGTCAAATTCTTTATCGCTAAGGTCGGCATCAAGCATTGTTGTTAGTGCTTCGGTGAAAACTTCACTAGAGACATCGTCAGCGAACACGGCATCAAGAACCTTTGTGAATTCTTTATCGCTTAAGTCGGCTCCCAGGAATGAATCAATAACAGCACCAACATCTGCACCTGGTTCGTCAAGTGAACCAAGGGTTGCGTCTACTACTGCGTCAAACTGTTTTGGTGTTAAGTCGGCATCAAGGAGTCCATCAAGGACGGCAGTCATTTCTTCTGTGGATGCGTCTGGAGTGAATGCAGTATCCAAAATACCTGCAAGTTCTCCTGTGGATATTGCTTCTCCTGCTTCTGGGAGGGTAACCTCACCTGGTGGAATTATTACTACTACCGTTTCGGGTTCTGTTCCAACTGGTGGAATTACTAATTCTGGCAGTGCGGTTTCTGGTTCTGTTCCTACGGGAAGCGTCACCGTTGTGGATTCTGTTTCAGGCTCTGGCAATTGCGGCAGTGGCACTGTTGTATCGTCTGGGGGAGTCACGACGACAGGAGAGACGCTCGTACTGGTCGTCCCAGTATCAACAGGTGGAATAACAACAACAACTGGCGGTACATAAACGGTAGTTGTAGTTGTAGTTGGAACAGTAGTGGTAGTCGTAGTACTGGTAGTAGTGGTCGTAGTAGTAGAAGAAGTAGTTGTAGTGGTTGTGGTAATTGTGTTACCAGACTCCACATACCCAGAGCCCGAGAAATTGTTTGTGTTGGCAGAAGTATTACCAAATGTGTTTCCACTGGCTGTAGAGAAAGAGTTTGCACTTACTCCGTTGTATACCGAAGAGCCGTTATTCCAATTGTTTGCAAACTGAATAGCGGTGGTGTTGCCATTGAATGTATTACCAGAAACCGTTTGGTTACCAGCACCAACCGCCCAACCCGTCGGAATCCATGAAGAGAAATACACGCCTGTACCGTTTGAAGTAAATGTTGAGTTAGTTACCTGCTGACGGTTAAGACCGCCTAGTTCTGCACCAACCTGTGTGTTGCTAATAAATTGGGTGTTGTTTATCTTGAAGAATCTTTCTCCAGATATTCCGTAAGTATTATTAGAAAAAACCGAATCATAAACGTATGTGCGGTTTGTGTAATCGGAATCAGTTTGGCTCAAAGCCGATGGCGTCGAACCATAGTCTCCAGCAATACCGACATATAGATAATCAAATGTTGTATCCGTGAGGGTGGAGACAGAACCTCCTCCATTATTGAACACGGCAGAGCCTGCTGTCATTCCCGTGAAGCGAACATCGGTTGCAGAGAAAGTGCCTGCACCGTTATTCACAAGACCGCCGTTTGTGGCTTGCCCTTTCTTTAATGTCATGTCCGAAATCGTCAACGACTTGCCAGATGAGATATTGAATGGGCGATACAAATTGTTGCCATCAATAATGGTGGAAGTTAAACCAGCACCAGTGATTGTCAAGTTGTCCGAAATTGCAGGTAGAGCAGAAGTAAGCGTGATTGTTCCGGTGTTGCCTGAAGCAAAAGTAATGGTATTAATAGTGGCTGAAGCGTTCGCCGTAGTGATAGCCCAACGCAAAGAGCCCGAGCCCGAAGTATCTAAAAGATTTGCAACAATGACAGATGTTGGGGCAGGAACCGTGATGGACGCAGCCGAGTTTGCCGTTAGTGACCCAATTGAGTTTGTTTTAGTTACGCGGACTCGTATTTGTTTCGCAACATCATCTAAACCAACCGCATATGTTGAAGATGTTGCGCCAGATATATTTGTCCAAGTACACGAAGAAGGAGTACAGGATTGCCACTGATAGGTTGTCGCAGTTACAGCAGACCCACCGTCACCCCAAGTTCCATCAACTGCGGTCAGAGTTTCCCCATAAGCAACAGTTCCAGACATTGATGTTCCGCCAGATGTTGTTGGAGCCGTAGACCCTGCAAGGAGGGTAAACGACTGGCTTACTGTGGCTGCTGCTACATATGAGTTATTAGAAGCACTATTTGCGGAGATGGTGCAAGTTCCTGTTTGACTAGCCAACACCGTCACTGTTGCGGTTGAAGTTCCACTGCTATCGGTTGATGAACCAACGGTGCACTTGTTTGTAGTGCTAGATGTAAATGCAACCGACAAGCCAGAAGTGGCAGTCGCCGAGACAGTAAATGTCTGGTTTGATGAAGAAGTAACTACATCAGCAGGCTGAGCAAAAGTAATAGTGTTTGCGCTGGCTACGGATATTGCTGAGTCAATATACATTGACGCACCAAGGGCTTGACCGCCAGTTGCATCATAGGAACCATTCACAAACCTGAATCTGTAATAACCAGTAGATGGAACTATTCCGCTAGAAGTGACCCATGATTGGTTTTGCCCACGTCCGTATGAAACCAAAGTTGAGGTAGCACTAGAGCCATAGTCGTATGTGTTTCCACTTGCCGAAACCTGAACCAAGTATCCGTATGCTTCGTAGTCGTCACCACCACCAGCTGCGGCCCAGTCAAAAGAAATTGATTGATTCGCTGTGGCGGGAAACGGCTGGGTCCATATTTCTGGTCCAAACGCCGAACCGTATGTTCCATGATTATTACAAGTATTGGCATAGGAAATAATGCCAGAAGAGAAGAGACGAATTACTCCACTACGTCCACCATATGTTTCTCCTGTAGATGTTGAGTAGGACAAGTTCTGGGTAGTCGCTTCTTGGCCTTCGTACAACTGCTGTTCTCGCGTGTAGTTCTTGTCGGTTACATAGGAGTATGAACTATTGGAGGTGGCGTCGGTGCCGGTCATTGTGTATGGACCAATGCCCTGCTTGCCTAAAACCGCACATTGGGTTCGGCTTGCCAACGAACCTAGGGTTACCTTTGCTGCCGTAGTTGACTCAAAGACAGGCGACAATGCCTTGACTGGCGAATACACTCCAAGAATCGACATTAGGGTCAATGAAACTACTGATACAATAGGGAATAGACGCCGTAATGAGAAATTCAAGACTTGCCCCTCTCTGAATTTCGGTACTGATATTATGACACAACAGGTGCTTGTAGGGCAGAAAAAACTAATGTAGGGTTTATCGGAGGTTAAAATGGCTGGAGCAGGAGTACGAGTATTTCAAGCAGGTGAAGTCTTGACTGCAACATTGGTCAATACATACCTCCAAGATCAGGTCGTGGCTCGCTTTCTTGATGACGACGCCCGTGATGCCGCCTTTATTGGCTCTGGAGCACCAACACTTGAAGAGGGCCGTGTTTGCTACTTGGATTCGACCAACGAACTTCAGTACTACAGCGGCTCCGCTTGGGTCCCTATTAACTCCGAAGCGGTTATCAGCCAGATTCAGGCCAAAGGCGACTTGATTGTTGGAACTGGACTGAACACACTCGCACCAGTAGCAATTGGTGCGAATGACACGATCCTGTTCGCTGACTCATCGACTCCAACTGGGGTTGCGTGGAAGGCGCTAACTATTGGTGCAGGAAGTATTACCAATGACATGCTCGTTGGTTCTGTCGCCCTTTCCAAGCTCGCCACCGTAACTGATGGTCAAGTTCTTTTGGGAACAACGACAACTGGTGTTGTCACCGCTACAACGGTTTCTGGAGATGTGACGATTGCTGGTGATGGCGTAACTTCTATCGGAACTGGCGTAATTGTTGATGCTGATGTCAGCGCATCTGCGACGATTGCCCACAGCAAACTAGCGAATGCTACGGCAGGACAGATACTTTTAGGAACCACGACTACTGGTGTAGTGACTGCAACAACAATCACCGGGGATGTGACCATAACTGGTGCTGGTGTAACCGCAATCGGTTC